CTAATGACTGCAAAAGTCGTTTTTGATGGCGCCGAGTTTGAGGTGACGGAGAGCGTTGCTCTTGCGATCACTAAAGAACGCGAAGACGCCAAAATGTCCTACGAGGACATGAAGAAAAAGTACGACGAACTGCAGGCCGCTGCTGATTCCATGAAGTCCGAAATGGATGCAATGGAAAAGGAAATGAAGGGCAAAATGGATTCCGCTGAAGGGCGGGCCGATGCCCTGGCTGAGCAGGTCGAAGAACTGAAGACCGAACTGGCTGCTGCTCAAGAAATCAATCTTGATTCCATGGTTGAAGAGCGCGTGGCTCTCGTTGAGAAAGCCAAGCCTGTTCTGGATAGCGCCTATGAATTTGCTGGCAAAACTGCCCGCGAAGTGATGGTTGATTCCATCAAGGCAGTGCGTGGTGATGAGCTTGATCTTTCCGAGAAGAGCGATGACTACGTGCAGGCAATGTTTGACACCCTCTCTGAGGGCCGCTCTGACGCTGCCACCACTGATGAGCTGCGTAAAGCCGTAGCTTCCATTGCTTCTCCTGTTTCTGCACCCTCTGCCTATATGGACATGCTGCAGAATGCATGGAAGAAGCCCCTTTCCATCTCCAAGGAGGCTAAGTAATCATGGCCGTAACTTTCTCTGCTTCGGGCACTGCCTCCGCTGGTGGCGTGCAACAGAGCTACGCTCTGGAGCACACCGCACTGCTGGAAGGTCAACTGTCCGATATTCGCGACAACACCATTGGCACCTACATCAACGAAACCGGCGCTGTGCTGCCTTTCGGTAATGTGGTTGTGTACAACACTGCTGGTACTGCTGCTAATTCTGCTGCTACCATCTCTGGCGCTTCTGGTAGCGTTCAGGGCGTGAACGTTCTCACCTACGTTGATGAAACTGCTCTTGATTCCAATAGCCGTCCTGGCGTGAAGAATCAGCAAGTGCTGAACGTTGCCAACGAAGGTGCAGTCGCCGTCTACGTGACTGGCGCTGTTTCGCCCACTTCGCCTGTGCGCGTGCTGTATTCCGCTAGCGGCACTGGCAAGGCTGGTCAGTTCTCGCATGCGTTTGCATCGGGCAAAACTGTTCGCCTCGCTGGCGCACGTTTCCTGAGCACCACCACTGGTAGCGGCATTGCCATTCTGGAGCTGAACGGCCCCAGCTTTACTCTTTCCGCTGATTCTTGATAGGAGGCCCTAACAATGTCTGAATTCCGTATGGATGACGCGGGTCTGTTCCTTGAGCGTCAGCTTGAGTACATCCGCCCCCAAGTGTTTGAAGTGCAGTATGCGGATATTAAGTATCCAACCATTCTGCCTGTCACTAGTGAAGCTGGCCCTGGCGCTCAGACCTTCACCTACCGCATTATGGACTCCACTGGTGAGTTCAAGCTGATCGCTGATGCTGCTGACGATCTGCCCCGTGCCGACATCAGCCAGACCGAGAAGAGCATCAACATCCGCTCTTTCGGTGGTTCCTTCGGTTATACCGTGCAGGAACTGCGTGCTGCTCAAATGGCCAACATCGCCCTGGAGCAGCGTCGTGCTGCTGCCGTGCGTCGTGCCTATGAAGAGAAGGTGGAAGAAGTGGCTCTGTTCGGTGAGAGCACCGTTGGTCTGTCTGGTTTCTTCAACAACTCCACCGTAGATGTTGTTGCTGCTGATAAGTGGTTCACCGATAGCGGCACCACTGCCCAGGAAATGCTTGAGCTGCTGAACTATGGCGTGAGCGCCATTATCAACGCTTCCAAGATGAAGGAGCAGCCCGACACCATCCTCATGGCCTATGAGGACTACAACAAGGTCAGCACTACTCGCAATTCCGACTCCTCGGATGTGACTGTGTTGGAATATTTCCTGCGCACCAACCCCTACATCCGTAACGTTGAGCCCATCAACCAACTGGATGCTGGTAACAGCGTGCTGAATACCAACCGCATGGTTGTGTATAAGCGCGATCCCGAGAAGGTGCAACTGCACATTCCTCAGCCCCTGGAACTCTTCCCGCCCCAACAGCGCGGCCTTGAGTTCATCGTCCCCGCTCATGCTCGCGTGGGTGGCGTGGCTCTGTACTATCCCAAGAGCGTTATCTACGTTCAGGCTTCCGCCTGAGGATAGTTAATCGAGGGAGGGACGTTAAGCTATGGACAATTGTTTCTTTTGAACAATGCTAATTGCTTATCGTCCCGAACTTGAAAACCCGCCCCGCGAAGGCGGGTTTGGCATTATTACGCAAACAGGCATGATTCAACTCACGCCTGGCCTCAATCAAGATATTCCAGAACATCAATGGAAGGTGGCTCGTGAAAATAAGGCGGTTAAGCGCCTTATGAACATTGGAGCTATCGAGGAAGTACGCGAGCAGATCATGGTGGAAGACATTCCTCAGGATGTGCAAACGCTTTCTCAAATGCCAATGGTGGAAGCCATCCGCATGATTGAACTCATTCATGACCCGGATCAATTGAATGGCTGGAAGAAAATTGAAGGGCGCGTGCGCGTACGTAATGCCATTAATAAGCGTATTGAAAACATTCGTATTGGGAAAGCCTGATTATGGCAGTCACTTACGAAAGTTTTCTTGAGCGGTTCCCTGAATTCACTCCTCATCCATCGGGGATTGTGAATGGCGCCATCACCGAGGCCAGTTTTGATGCTTCGGAAGATGTGTTTGGGGAACAAACTGATAGGGCAGTTAAGTTTCTTTCTGCTCATATCATTGCCATTCAACTTGCACAAATGGGCATTCAAATTGGTGCCACTGATGGCAAGGTATATGGTGAGGGGCTAGATGCCACTCAATACGGTCAAGAGTTCAAGCGTATGTTGAATACGCTGCCTTCTTCTTCTGTTGGTTTCGTTGTATGAGCAATTTCCTGGAGCCACTTGCCAATTCCACGCTGGTATGGTCAGTGGCTTCGGGCTATGCATTAGATAGCGAAACAGGGAATTACGTTGCTGTTGCAACTGGCGTCACTTATTACGCCACGTTAAGACAGAAGCGTAATCCTCAGTACGATTATTTGCTTGGCGCAGATCAAACTGCTGTTTACATGGAGGGGCGTCTCACTTCTCCATTAACGCTTTCCGGCGTGACGCCTGGCGATTCTGCCCAAGCAACAATCAATGGACAAGAAGGTCGTTTTGAACTATTGCCAAACGAGGAGATTGCTATTCATTATTGGCAGTTCCTCGGCACGCCAATTAGGGGAATTTTTAGACTAATTGGCAAAGGAAGCGTTGACAACGCTTAATCACTTTTCTTTCCATTGCTGAGGATCTTCTCATGCTTTACCATCCCACAGAATTGGTGAAGAGCCAAGACGTGATTGTGCGTGTTGGTTCGATTAGCGGCACTGGCCGTCCGATCATCACCCAAAGCGGCGCAACCTTCACCGTGAGCGGCGCTCCCACTCTTTACACTCTGCAAGCTGCTACGACTGCCTCTGTTGCTTTCAACGATGGCAACCAGGAATTCTACCTGCTGGGTGGTGGCGGTTTCGCGGATAGCGTGATCACTACCAGTCAGGCAACCGCCTCCATCACTTCTTATTTCCAGAAGGATGTTGATGGTACTGTCTTTATTCCCAACAGCTTTGATGAAGCTTTCCAGGCCATTGCCAAGAGCCGTTACGACAAAAACGCTGAAGTGTACGTTGAGATTAACAAGCAGCTTGGTGCTTCTGGCACCACCTACTACTATGATCGCGTGGCATTCACCGCTGTTGTGATGAACTACAACGAGAGCTATCCCGCAGATAACCTCGTGGAATGCACCTTCGATCTGATGAGCCGTGGTCGCATTGGCATCCACCAGAATGCTGAAGAGACCGGCTCTATCATCCCGAC